CTATAACACCAGAACTAAGCAGCTGCAGCCCTGTTACAATTTTCTGTGGCTCATCATATCCAGCCATAGCGCCATAGACTCTTCTAGTCTTATAAGAATTTTGTATATCTTTTGTTGGTTCGTAAGATTCAGAAAAGAATTTATTATCTTTATAACCAGACAACTCTTTATTTCTACCACCATACATTTTTGTGTCCCACTCTAATCTTTTAGCATCTGTTTGTTCTATAGCATCAGCTAAGATTGTGTGATACTCTCTAATCATAAGTGACATAGATGCACCTAACTCTTCTAATCCTCTACCAGTAGCAAAACTAACTGGTGATTGTGAATCATCTTGTGAAGGATAAGAGGCACCTACTCTAAGTTGTCTTTCTATTCTGTCTATCTGTTGAAATATTTGATAAGGAATGTTAGATGCTGGTTTAGATATTTGACTTCCTGGAGAAAAATAATTAACTGCAAATCTACCTTTTTTATATTGACCAGATTCTAACTCTCCAGTTATGTTTGTTTCTGTAAAGACTGCATCTTCCATCGCAATAATTGACATAACATTAATTTTTGCCATAGAAGCCATAAGCCCTATGATTTGGTCATACTGTCCTTGTAGTTGGTCAAAAGAAAATTTCTTAGCAACTACAAATGCTGGTCCACTAGATAACGGATTAGCTATAAAATCTAAAACTGTACCAGAAGATAAATGAAAAATGTATGTGCCTTCTTCATTGTAATATTCTGATATTAAATCTCCTTGTCCATTGGAGTTAGCCCATGAACCATTATATCCATCTGTATAAGCAGAAGCATAACCACTAGCTATTGTGGCACCTTTAGTATAATTTTTTTGTATAACTTCTTTATACTGTGGATATACTTTAGTTAAATCTGATTTAGGAACTCTTCTAACTATAGACATTTCTTTTGGTTGTTGGTCTGCACCAAAGTAACCTGGAAAACAATTATAAGGGTCACGTAATTCTGCACAAGGATAAGGAGTTCCATCAGCTCCCATTTTTTCTCTAATTACCCATACAGCAAAACCATAACCAGGTAACCATCTACCTACTTGTGGCATTTGTAAATCTAATCTTTGGTTTTCGTCATAGGCAGTTACTATCCTAGATATTTTCTCTGCTCTTTTTCTTGCACGTTCTGAATCTTTATTGTTAGGTACATCTACTTTTAAGTTAGGTATTCTTCCTATTTTTTGTGCTAAGTGTTCTAATCCAGATGCCATTAAGTTAGGCATAGGAACTTGCCAGTCTTGCATACCTTTCATTTGGTCACCAAGTAATGCAAGTATTCCACTAGGTCCACCGTTCATAATAGAACGAATACGTCCACGTTGTGAATACGCATCCTGGTTTACATAATGTAATTGGGTTATCTTGTCATGTAATTCTGATTGATTCATAATTTTACCACGGTGCTACATTCATACTGCTTACATCTACGTTTCCGTAACTAGGTGTATATTCATACCCCATGTCTGCAATAAACTCTTTTTGCAATCTCCTTACTATCTTTATTGGAAACCAACTTGCCATAACTATGTCCGACTTATATCCCCTGCTACTTGCTTTATTAGCAGCATTTGAAAAATACAAAAGCTGCCTACGATATATATTACTCTTATTTTGTGAATCTGCACTACCATAAGGCAAATTTACTAATCCTTTATCAAATAGCTCACTCATTGAACCTACACCAAAGTATGGGTCAAATTTATTTTTCTGTGTCTGATGTCCTTCTAAATGTATTCCTTTAGCAGCAGTCCACTCTTTTAATTCTCTATCTTGTCTAATAGCACGTTGAAATCCATTCTCTTCTATTATCCAATGAGAACATTGATACTTCTTATACCATTCTTTTATAGTTTTAAATGCCTGGGGTATTCCTCCACCTTTAGTATTTTCTATATCTACCATGTATAACTTGCCTTCTTCTACATGATAAGCCCACAAGAATGCAGCCTGGTAACCAGTTGCAGCTGGGTCTAGTCCAGCTATTAACCTAGTGCCAGCTGGTAAATGTCCTATAATTCTTGAATCATCTCTAGCTGCATCTAATGATTCTACTTTAAACATTTGCAGTCCTTCTGAAAATGGTCTATTAAGATACACCATTTCAAATATTGCTAGACCACCAGTTGTTTGTGCATTTCTCCTTTGTGCCATGAGCCACTTGTAACTTCTTTTGCTTGACCACAACATGTGTTTCTTATGGTCTTTAGGTTCTCCAGATTCAATAGGAATATCTAAACTATGTGCTGATTCTATAATCTTGTGCCATTCGTCATTATCAATTAATGAATTATATAAATCATCTGGGTGCTGCCTGGAACCAATAACAACTATTGCTGTATGTTCCTCTTTACGTGATGACAAAGTTGTAGTCCACCATCTCTTTGTTTGTTCACGTGAACTAGGTTGAATTGTTGTACCGTGGTCCTCAATGTCATCTGCAATAATTAAGTCACAGTCACGTGATAAAATCTTACCACCCTTACCTACAGCTACCATAGTAGGTGATTTAATACCTGTAACTGTTCTAGTCTTTACTGTAAACTGACCAGAACTCCAAGTCTTACCAGTTCTGCTTTTAGGTTTAAATGTTTCTCCTGGTCCACAAAAGTCTTCTATTAGTTTTTCGTTGTTTTCTAAATGGTCTAATACTGAACCTACTGCATTCTTTGCAATATCTTCATTACCACCTACCCACATAATTCTTATGTTTGGGTTTTTACATACTTGCCATACTGCAAAGTGTGTAAGTAAATCTGTTTTACCATGCCTAGGTGGTGACAGTATCATAAGCTGAGAACCATTTTTAATAGATTTTAAAATGTTTTTAATCCAGTTTTTATGAAACTTAGCAGTCTCATACGGTTTACCCATCTCTGTTAAAAAGTACCTATCTCTAAATTTTTCAAATGATGTTAATGACTCTTTAGCTTCTTCTGGTATATCCCAACCTTCTCTAGCTTCTGCTACTGCTTTATCTTCTTTATATGCAAGTAACATTCTAGTTACTACACTTTGGTCAACCCCTATATCTTCTGATACAAATTTTTGTGTAAATAAACCTTCTAGTAATTCCTCTGCATAGTTCTCTACAAAATATAAATAATGTTCACCACGACTAGCTCTATTGTTTGGAGTTGTTGCTAGTACTTTATCTTCTTTTTTCTTTAGGTTTCTAGCACGTGCATTAGCAGCTTTAGTGCATTGTAACTTACAATACTTTTGTCTTCCATGTGCCTGTTTAAACTTATCTCCACAGTGCGGGCATGCAACTGTTTTAAGATTTGCCATTATTTCTTTTTTTTCTTTTTTTTAGGAAATCCAGCTTTCATGTTTGCATAAGCCTTAGGACTAATTGTAGAATTTTTCTTTGACCTACTTGTCCCAGCTTTTTTTCTTTTATTTATATTATGATATAAACCTTTTTTAGCTGCCATTCTTCCTCCTTACCATGCTTTGCAAGACCAATATCTTGCTGTTGTTTTATCCTTAGCAGTGCTGCATTTGTGTCTAGCACGAAACGAAGCTCTAGCTCCTGGATTGTTTTTTCTTATAGCCATGTTGGGGTCACCGAACATAATCTTTTTTACTTTGCCATTAGACATAACAAAGACTTTAGATTTTTTGCGACCATATCCTGGTTCGCCTTTTCGTATTGCAGAAGGTGAATTTAACTTTACCTTCATTCCCCTATACTCAGCCACTATTTTCTACGTTTTCTGCTCTTGTTTTTTTTCATACCTTTTTTATATGAATAACTTTTACCTGGCATTTGTCCTCCTATAATTTAATTATGGCAGAATACATATCGGGTAACAAGTACCCTAACTTTAAAAAGAATACACAGTATCAGAAAAACCGAACCTGTGTGCATTCTGCTTGTACTACCATCTTATCTCAATATAACAAATATAAATACTGTCATAAACATAAACCTAGAAATTTTCCAAGAATAAAAGGAAGACATGTTGACCCTACAAAACAAAAACCTACTTCGGGCAGGAAGTAGGTCCTTGTACGTACAGTATGTCCAGTACTGTTATGAAAGAAAAAGAAATAAATTAATCAATTCATAATCACTTATGATGAATAAGCTATTTTCTTTTCTCTTAGTTATAGATATTTATTTATAACTAACACCTAAGACTTTCTTAGGGTAAATATATTATAAACAACTAGCGCACGTAGTGCGTAAAAAAAAATTTTTTCTCTAAATTGTTTTAGACTTTCCTTTATGATAAAGTTAACAAGCTATAAACAACCAGGAGCAAGTAACAAGATACAGGTAAAGCGGACATCGGGAGTACGAAAGTCTCACCTTACAGCCAGTAAGACCAACTAGAAAGACAAGTGAGATACCCAAGGTCAAGTGAAACATCCTAGTTCATATTTAATTATATAAAAAAAATAGCCCGCTATATCTAAAAAGACCCCTAATAAAATAAATATAATTTATGAAATGTAAAGAGTGTAACTCTAAATTAAAAGAAGTAAATGATGTACAAGTAATGTGTGATTCATCACCAACAATATGTACATTATCTACAAAGGTAATAAGCAAACACAATATATAGTACCTTTTTACTAGACATACTATATATAGTATATAATTGGCATTAAATAAACCTAGTGTTACGAATACGAATACAGGGGTGCCAAATTAACATTCCCGTTCATTGTCCTATAATGTACATTATGTTGCGTTATAGGTATCTATATATCTAGGGTTTCCAGCATATAACCAGCAAATACAACTTATGAGAAGGTATGCCAAAAGATACCTAGTATTTTTTTTATTATGTGGTGGGGTGGTCTTGAATGCTGAGGATTGTTAGATAATCCAACCTAAAAGAAATTTAAAAAACCTGTAACCTTTTGTGACGTGTTGAACTCTAATTTACATGAAGCAAACAAACACAATTACATTCCTTATCGGTGCTAGCGGTAGCGGTAAGAGTAGATATGCAAAACAAATAGCAGCAGATACAAACTCATTTATTATTGATGCGGATGCTATCAAGCTGGCTTATAACAACAATGAACCAATATGCACTAAGACGAATGCAGCGCTGCACCCAGCCGCGTCAGATTTATCTCAGTCTTTATTGTTCAATTACTTTTACAATCAAGATGATTTTCTAAATCGTTTTAATTGTGATTCAGTAATATTTGATAACCGTGGAAAAAACTATGAGAAGGTACTAACCCGCATTACAGCTGCAAAACAAGCTGGCTTGAAGGTGCGCTTTGTTTATGTCAAAAATGATTTAGCAAGCTGTCTTTACAATGTACATAGACGTAATCGAACCAGCTTACGCAAAATGTACTTATCAGTATGTGCAAAAGATTACGGAGGTACCGTGTACACCGCAGAAAAACTGCAAGAACTAGCGGCACTGGGTGTAATTGAGTACAAAGAAGTACAGGGGTACAACTCAGTCAAATCAAAATTCTTACAGAAATTATGTAACCTAATTGTAAAAGTAATAGTCTAATAAATATGAAGGAAGGTAAACGAATGAAAACAGCATACGAAGTACAAAAAGATTGGGAGAATTACTTTGAAAAATTTATCCAACATGAGACTGGAGAAATTATAGAAGGCAAAGCAGCATTCATAATCTATTTAGAAGAAGGTAAAACAATTTATCAATCACTAATGAAAACTACTAGAGAGATGATAAGCGGTAAAGAAATATATGATTACTGTTATAAAAATTTTATTCCAGTGTAACCAATTAGTAAAAGTAATAGTCTAATAAACGTGAAGGAAGGAAGAGATATGGATGCAAAAAAAATGGGTGAGAAAACATTTAATGAACATTTATATAGAGTTATTTTTTGGAATAATTCTGGAGATATAAAAGTTACAGCACCAACAACCTATGAAGATGCTTACAACACAGCTGATAAATGGGAGGGTGTTATTTACAGAATGGAAAAAACTCAACCAACAAAAGGTAAAAGATAATGGGTGCTGGTGACTGTTATCCAGCAGCATGGAATGCAATTAACTTTGTAAAAAAATCAGATGACTGGGTTGTAGTCCATGCACTTAGAGATATATTAAAAGGTGGTGATTACTACGGTGGTCACGGATTCTTATTAAACAAAAAAACAAATACTGTTTACGATGATTCTCTTAGCGCAAAGTATATTGATGGTGCTGTTGATGGTGTTGTTGACGGGATGCCATTCAAAGAGTACGTAAAGAAAACCTATGTACTAACAGAAGGTGATTACGTTTACAAAGAATATACTTTAAAAGAACTTAACAAGATTACATTTGAACATGGATATCACATGCCATTTCATCTTGCAAAAGAACAGTGGAGTTTAAAACCAGAAGAGTTTGCTAAAAGATTTCCTGGTTACGATAACATCGGAGATTACATGAGAAAATATTTTAATCCTACATTTGAAAAGCATTGGGAGGAATTAAAAAAGATGGCAGAAGATGTAACCAATTCAAAAGATGTTGAGTCTAAGTAACGTGATGATAAAAAAGGAAGGTAAACAATGAGTGCGCAAGGAATATTCATTCTTGATGGGATGGATTCAAGACCTAAAAGTAAGAAGCAATTAAAAGAGTTAGTTGCTGCTGGTAAGTTAGACCTAATTGCATTGGAGCAAGTAAGCATGTTCGGTGAACAGTTCAATGGAGTGTTAACTAAAGAAGCATTAGAAGAATGGGGAGACATTACTTTTGTGACCAAGTCCATACAGTGCAAGAAATTTCTTCGGTAAGTTTTTCATTAACAAGAAGGGTGAGGTTGCAGTTCAATGATGCAAGAGATAGCAAAACTTTATGCAGTTAAGCCAGTGCTTGGTAAGAATAAAACTAATTTCTTAAAAGACCAGGGGTTTATTAAGGAAGGTACGCAGTGGGTCAAGCATGGTACAAAGCAGGAGCTGCAAGAACTATGGGATGAGATAGATGTTTACAAAGACATCAATGGTAAATGGATTACTAAAGAATACACAAAGAAAAAAAATTACAGTCATGCTTATTACAGTAAGAAGTATGGACGCAGAGGTACACGTTGGAATACTTTTGATGTTGATACAAGAATCTTTAATGATGCGGAGATAGATTTTTACTTGGAAGTAGAGAGAGTAGAAGTTGCTGCGGTGGCAGCATAGGAAGGAAGAAGAATGGTATTAGTAGTTGACAATCAAAAAAGAATTGAATCTTTAAAAAAACTACATGCTAAAGCAAAAGACATGGAACTTAATACAACTATTGTGGATTTAAAAATAACAAAATCAATAGATATATTAATTGAATTGTTATTCACAAAGATGAGTCAACGTGATGCAGCTTGGTTTTTATTAGATGTACTCAATGAAGAAAAATAAATACGGACACGAATCATTACACGTGATGGTCCAGTGTCACGTTGACCAGCTACGAACCAGGATAATGAATGAAGGTTTAGACATACACAAGTACAGAGAGATGCAACACTTGCGCACAATCTATAAAAGTTTTTTAGATTGTAAGTGTAACTTTTCTCACGATGTGGAGTCTAAATAATGTACGCAATAAAAGGAGGGCAGAATGCCTAAAACAAAATCAATGCTAACACAAATACAAACAGTTAAGGAGACATTAACAGAGCTGCACGAGTGGAGTAAAAACTTTGAACCAGCTTCAAACAAAAATCCATTTGCTTTGTTCTTAGATATCATTGGATATAGTGATGAGATACTAGGTGATAACTTAATTGAACATCCAGAAAAAGTCCATGAGTTCATGGGCTATACAGAGTACTGCATGTTAGGTAAAGCATTACAAGTATTTAAAAACAATGGGTACTTGCAAGTGTATGAGGCATGCAGCATCTTGCTTAAATCAGAGGAGCAATAATAAAGTTTGCTTCTTGTGTTCGGTCTGGTTTCTGCTGCAAGCAGAGACCATGTCCGTTCGGTAAACCAACAAGCGAAGATAACTTAGCTTGTATGTATCTAGGTGGTGATGCACCAGGTAATTATTTTTGTGAGAAGTATGATGAGATACAAGCTGGAATGCCAGAGAACATGGCAGATGTAAGTCCAGCATTCGGTGGTGGTTGTACTTCTACATTGTTTAACCCCGATAGGGATAAGATTCTATTAGAAATAAGGAGGTGATATATGTGTAGTTTACAGGGATTTATTCTACTAGCAGGCACTGCATTTGCTGTAGGATTCACACTACTTGCAGCTTACTTTAACTTCCAGGCATGGAGAGGTTATCGTCATGCAAAAAAACGCATGCGTAACATGAAGTAACGTGTATAATATATACTAATAAATGTAATAAAAGGTTACGGTATTTAATATCTGTAACCAAGTAAAGGGAGGAAAAATAATGTCTCATAATTTAATTAAAGGGTTAAGAATAGATACCTTACGTTATTTGATTGATGAAGGAATAGTTTTTAGCAAAGAGAATATTAAACGTGCTGAAAGTAGCAGACCAATCAATCCTATTGCAACGCAAAAGATTATGGATTGGGGAGAGAATGCAGTATTGGAAGCACAAAGATTAAAGAGAGAGGGTAAGACTAACGAAGAAGTAAAAGAAAAACTTGATTTTTATATGGAGGAATTGGGTTTACAAATCTATGAACAATATAGATTTCAACAATCAATATTTTATTCGTTAGCTGATGTAGCATACAAACAAATAGGTATGTTAGCACCTAGCACAGCATGACATGTGTAAGTGGGATGAAGAGAGTCTTAACAGACTGCTTGCAGAACTAGAACTAGAGTTGACTGTTAATGATTCGGTTCAGGATTTAATCAAAGAACTTAAAAGAGGAAGGAGAAGATAATTGCAAAGTTATGAAGAGTTATTACTGCAGGATTTAAAGATGACTGCTGAACTTATCAAACAAAAAACACAATCACGTAACAATATGGTTACTCATTTGTTTGATGCCAGGAATGCAACAAAGATGACAGTAGATAACATAGCAGAAGCAGCAGGTGTATCACGTAAGCATGTGTACACAATAGTTAATAAGGAAGGTAACGATGGCAAAGTTTAATTTAGAAAACTACGAGACAGTAGAAGATAGATTAAAAACATTCTGGAAGGATAACCCAGACGGCAGAATAGAGACAGAGATAGTACATATAACTGCTGACGGTACATGTGTAACTATTAAAGCAGAACTATACAAAGACCTAACAGATGCAAGACCAGTGACTACTGGTACAGCACAAGAGACTAAGGGTCAAGGTGGCTTTGCTAATGCTGACGCATGGATGGAGAACTGCGAGACATCTGCAATAGGTAGAGCGCTTGCTAACTGGAAGTACCAGGGTAGCAATAAACCTAGACCAAGCAGAGAAGAGATGAGCAAAGTATCTGACAGTAAACCAGCTGCACCTAAAAAAAAACCTACAGCACAAGACAAAGTGACATCCCCTTCTAACGAATTGAAGGAGATAATCTTAACTATGTGTGCAGGTGACAAGAAGTTTGCAGCTAATGTATGGAAGTACACAACAGATAGAGTAAAGGTTAAGGCAGGTATGCCAGAGAGTATCACAGATTATACTGATGATAACCAAAAAACTTTTATTGAAGTTGCAGCTGCATACATTGATAAACAAAAGAATACATTTGAAGAACGTAAAAATAATTCAGATGTAGTAAATGATATCATTGAAGTATTTGATGGTGAAGTAACAATTAAAGAAGGAGATGACATGACGGATATACCAAGCGGTGAATGGGAGAAGGACGCACCTAGTGAGAAGCAATTAAACACATTTAATAACTGTGTTACAAAAGCTATTGACAATGGTGACGATGAACTAGCAGCTAAAGCTAAGGCAGCATTAGCTAACGGTAAAATTACTAAAGGAAATATATTTGACTGGGTTGATACAGATACTTGGTCACTTAAAGACGCGTCTTAGTATGCAGTACATGAGAGTAACGAAGGTACCTAACGAAGGCACGGATTCATACCGTGTCTTGGAAAGGTTAAGAGAAGCTAATTGGGATTGGGTATGTGGTGTAACGTTTCAAAGAATGTTCTTACCAACATACGCACAAAGAATATCAGACCTACGTAAGATGGGTTACGGTATTCAAGCTGCACAATGCAGAGACCACGAGTATTGGAATCATAATCACAGAGGTAATGTGGCTATGTATAGATTAACAGATGATGAGGAGGCACCGTTCTAATGGCGGACTTAAAAGATATAGATACACTTGTTATAATCAAAGAATTATTAACAAGACAAACACCTAACAAAGTAAACCTATTTAGAGAAGCAAC